AATTGAAGAAACAACCATTTTTTAAAAATAATAATGTAGATATTAGGCCTTTTTTTTATCCAATAAATAAACATGAACACTTAATGAGTATTAAAAATGATGATGAAATATCAGAATTATTAAATAAGGAAGTAATTATGATACCAAGCAGTCCAACTATTACAATTGAAGAACAAGAAGCAGTTACTAATATAATAACTATATTTATTGAATGAATGTAATTAAATAATTAAAACTTAAAGGATATTAAATTAAATATAAATATATGTCTGGATGGCAAACAATTCAAGAACTTACAGAAAAAGGCATTGTTGTTTATGGAAAAAATATTTTAGTAAGCACTAGTGTTAATATTTACAATCCATCTAATCTGATATTACATGACAATATTAGGATAGATGACTTTACTATAATATCTTGTAAAGGAAAGGTTGAAATTTTTAATAATGTCCATATAGGTTCACATTGCATGATTAGCTCATCAACAAATATTATTTTTGGTAATTATTCTGGAATATCATCAGGTGTTAAATTATTTGGTAATTGCGATGACTTTTCAGGAGATTTCTTAACAAACCCTACAATTCCAAGAAATTTTTTGAATGTTCAAACAGGTGATATTATTTTAGAAGAACACGTTTTGATTGGCGCAAGTAGCATAGTATTACCGAATTGCGTTTTAAAAAAAGGAACTGCCATAGGAGCATTATCTCTTGTTAAAAAAAACACAGAAGAGTGGAAAATTTATGGAGGAACCCCTATTAAATTTTTAAAAGAAAGAAATAAAGGGTGTATTTTATTTCAACAACAACTTGAAATGGAAAAAAATTAGTGAGTAATGATTATATTTTTTTACAATAAAATAATAGGAGACAAAATAAGAATTTTATAAATAAATTTATTGAATCTCATCTCTCCCCGCCGATTATTACTTTTATGTAAGTCGACTGACAAAATAATTTATAATGTAAATTATAATTATATATACAATTTAATAAATCTATTTTAATAAGAAAATTATTATTTATTATATTAATAATAAATAATAATATACATAAAAAAGTAATATTTTTATAGCTTGATATATCATTACATCATTTTATAATGATATACTAATTTAACACTATAAAATAAATTTGTAAGTCCTTTGTCAACTTTTATGCAGTACTTTGTAAGTCCTTAATAATTTATTATAACTATATTATAATGGTTATAAAATTAAATTTACCAATAATAAAATAAAAGGAGACAAAAACATTAAAAAGTCAATGAAATAAATTCTATAAAAATATTTTTTATTTTTGAAATTTTATAAAAATAAATTTTATTGAATCTCTCTCCGCCGATTATTACTTTTATGTAAGTCGACTGACAAAATAATTTATCATGTAAAATATTATTAAATATAACAAACAATGAATCTATTACAATAAGAAAATAATCAATGTATTACAAAAGTAATAAGTAATAGGTATATAAAAGTAATAATTTTCTTGGTACATAAATAGTGTAGTTATTCATTCGTTTTATTATAAGTTTGCATTGTAAATAAAATATGTAAGTCCTTTGTCAACCTTTATGCAGTCCTTTGTAAGTCTATTTTTTAATTTGTCTTTTTTTTATAAAAATAATAATAAAACCATTATGGTAACATAATTATAAATCATAATTTATAATATTATAAATTATAATAAAAATAAAGGAGACAAACATTTATAAATTTTAAAAAGCAATGAAATAAAATAAAATAAAAATAAAATAAAAATTTTGAATTTTTATAAAAATAAATTTTTATTGAATCTCTCTCCGCCGATTATTACTTTTATGTAAGTCGACTGACAAAATAATTTATCATGTAAAATAAAAGTAAATATAATAATTAATGAATCTATTACAATAAGAAAATAATTAATGTATTACAAAAGTAATAAGTAATATTTATGTAAAAGTAATAAAATTTATAATATCTATAACATAACAATATGTATGGTATTTTAATATATTGTCGCATTGTAAATAAAATATGTAAGTCCTTTGTCAACTTTTATGCAGTCTTTTGTAAGTCTATTTTTTAAAAAAATATTTTAGTATAAAATAATAAGTTGTAACCAATTATGGTAATACAACTTTTAATTGGATAAACAACCTAATAAATTTATATTATAAAATAATTAAATTATAAATAATAAGGAGACAAATTGTAAAAAATATAATAAATAATAAACCTATAATGTATTAACAAATAAATATTACAAAAGTAATAAATATAAATATTATATAAATATATATATTATGAAATATAATTGTAAATGTTGTAATTATCAAACACAATTAAAGACGAATTTAACAAAACATTTACAAACGGATAAACATAAAATAATAGAAAGTACTATAAGTACTGTAAATCAAAAAGAATTAAAAGAAGTAAAAGAAGTAAAAGAAGTAAAAGAAATAAAGGAAGTTGTAAGAAAGAATAAAGATTTTGAAAATGAAATTAAAACATATGAATGTAAGTATTGTTCCCAACAATATAAACATAGACAATCTTTATCAAAACATATTAAATATTCATGTATGAAAAATAAAGATGAAGATTTAAAAGAATTAGTTCGTTTATTAAATAGTCAAATAGAACAACAAAAAAAAGATTTTCAATCACAATTACAAACACAATCAAAACAAATAGAAAAATTAATGGGTAAATTAGAAATTAATGGTTCATTTAATACAACTAATATACAAAATAATATTACATTACTTGCATATAAGGATACAGATGTCTCCCATTTAACAGATGATGATTATAAAAAATGTATTAAAAAAGTAAACTTTTGTGTAAAAAATTTAATAGAAAAAATACATTTTAATCCAAAAAAACCAGAAAATATGAATATTTATATTTCGAATATGAAAGATAAATATTTGATGGTATATGATGGCATTAATTGGAATTTAGCAAATAAAATGTATGAGATTGAAAAATTATATGAAGATAAAGAAATAATGTTAGAAGAATGGCTTGAGACAAATAAGGATGTAGAATTAAAAGATAAATTTTTAAGATATTTGAATAATAAAGAAACAGATGAATGTGTAAATATGATTAAAGATGAAATTAAATTAATGATGTATAATAAAAAATAATTACATATCAATTTCAAATGCAGTCATATAAATATTATTTAATTCATAGTGTGATTTTTCATCAATTAAATTTAAATATTGAGGTGATTTATATATAGAACGTATATAATGATAAAATAAATATACATGCCTCGTATTTTTATTAAATTGTAATAATGTTTCATTATGTTCAATAAACCAATTCATTGTTTGCTCATAATGAGATAAAATTAATGCTGAAAGAATATAATAACAAAAACAATTTGTATTTTCCTTATAATCACATTTCTCTGTAATTAATTGATTATATGTCAAATCAACTAAATTAAGAATATTTTTCATTTGTACTATACAAAATACTCTTTCAATTGAAATATTTATTTGAAATAATTCTTCAAATTCTTCATACATAATATTTTTTTTTGTATAGAATGATATAATTGCTATATTTAAAGTTCTAGCCCAATATTCTACAAGTGCTTCAAAAAATAAAAATTCACTTTCTATAAAAAATAAAACAGAAAATATTTGTTTAAAATTTATAGAGACTTGTGAAAAATCGAGACAAAATAAATGAAAACATTCATGTATAAATACTTTATACCATTCTTCCTTTCTAAAAATAACTATTTCATCATTATTTGGGTCTGTATAACCACTATTAATATGTATTGGTTCTATTATTTTTGTATTTATTTCTTTTTCAAAAGGAGTTAAATAAAATGTAATATTAAACAATTTATTTGTTTGTGATGATTCATTAATACATAAATTTAATATTAATTTAATAAAATAAATATATTTATTAATATTAATTTTTTCATTTGTGTATATTTTTACATTAATTGTAACATCATTAATTATGTATTGAATTGAATGTAAAGTATAATTTATATTTTTAATATATGATTTTATTGTTTCATGTAAATAATAATTATCCTTTGGATTTATTATAATATTTTCTTTAGTTATTAATGTATGTTTACTTTTTGTTATAGATGCTTTATAAATTAATGTATATAGTAATTTAATAAAATAAGTATCTTTAATTTTTTTATCAATTAATTCTGGATAGTTTTCAAAAATATAATTTATATTATAATTACTTTTTTTAGTTAATTTAGTTATACTATATTTCATATAAATATTATATATTATTTATTATATTATTCACCTTGTTTTGATTTAAATGTTAATGTTGGTTTATATTTTTCTTTAACTTCACTTGTACTTGCACTTGTAGCTGAACTTCTAGATGCACTTTTACTTGAACTTTTACCTTCACTTTCACCTTCTGGGGTTGTTTTTGGTTTAAATGTTAATGCTGGTTTATATTTTTCTTTAGATTCAGCCTTAGATTCAGCCTTAGATTCAGCCTTAGACTCAGCTTTAGTTTTAGAATCAGCTTTAGATTCAGCCCTAGACTCAGCTTTAGATTCAGCCCTAGACCCAGATTTAGCTTCTGATAATGATTTTTCTTTTGGTTTAGTTAGTTTAGTTAGTTTAGTTAGTTTACTTTCTTCTGTATCTTTTACTTCACTTTTAGATTTTGGTTTTACAGATAATACAGATTTATATTTTTCTGGTTCTGTTTGAAATTCTTCTATTTCACTAAGTTCACTTGTTTCGAATGATTTAGATTCAGGTATTTTACTTAATTTAACTTTTAAAGAAGGTCCTTTTGGAATTGTTAATTTTTTACCTGGTTTTTCTAGAGGTTCTACATCTTTTACAGATTTAGATTTAGATTTAGGCTTTTCTTTAACTTCAACTTCAACTTCTTCGTCTTCATCTATTTCTCCCTCTTCTAATTCTTTTTTTTCTACTTTATCTTTTACTTTTTCTTCCTCTTCTTTTTCTCCTATCTCTCCTTCATCTTTTAATTCTTCTTCTACTCCTTCTTTATATATAGTACCTTCCTTTGAAGTAGACACAAAACTTTGGTCAGAAACAGAGACAACTATATATTGTTTTGGAGAAATATCTGTCTTTTCAATTGTTTCTGGCAATTTATTTCTAATATTTGATATTTTAACACCTTTATCAGTTAATATAAAGTGAACACCTAAAAATAATTCAAGTATACCCAAAGTTATTTTAAATAATTCTACATTAGTTGAAAAATCTTTTAATGTATCAATCTTTTCAGAAGTAATACCAACTGTTTTAAATTCAGGCGATAATAATTTTAATACTAACTTATAGTCTTTAGGTAATTCTTCCTTTTTAACATGTTTAACTAATGCATTCATTATATGTATATCTTTTGAAGTATGTTCTTTTAATAAATGTTTTTTAATATAATCAAATATGTCATCTTTTCCAACAATTTCAAATTCTTTTATTTTACTTGGATTGCTATAATAATAATCAAATAATAATAATTTACCTTCATCAAATGTTGAAATATCATACATTTGTTTTGGGTCATCTGTAAGTAATTCATAAACTCCTAAATTAGCAACAACAATTTCATTTTTTATAGCATATACATAAAAATAAACCAATTTATCTTCTATAATTGATTTACCTGGTGCAATATGTAATACATTATTAAAAATATTTATTTCAAATAATTCACTCTGTGCTTCTTGGTCATCTTTATATAATTTTGTTATATCTGCAGAATATACATTTGAACTTATTTGTGATGTAACACTACTTTCCATTATATTGTATAAACAATTAATTTTTATATTTATTTATAATATCTAACATATCCATGATTTTAAATTTCATCTTAGAAGTAATATTTAATTTTTGAATAATAATTATATTATCGTATATTGTCGCCATTTCTGAATTAAATAATAAATAATCAATACATTCTTTAATAATAATATATATACTATTTAAATATTCTTCATTTTCTGGAATTTCTATAATTTTTTTTTGTAATAAAAGACACATATTTACAATATTATCTAAAGAACAAATATTATTTTTCATTAAATTTATAAAAAAAGTAAGACTTGATTTTACTTGGTCAACTTTTTTAACATAATCACAATACTCATCATAATTCATTTGAGGGTCTATATATTTTATTTTATGAATATTCTCAACATATTCATCAAATTTATATTGAAATACTTTATAAAAATCTTTATTAATTGCAATTAATTCTGTATATAACTTTGAAAATAAAATAGAATAAAATAAATTTGAACTCGCAATTGAAAATATTAATGTAGTTAATTTATTTATTTCATCATCATTATCGATATGTTTTATTAATTCAAATAATTCTACTTTTAATTTATCATAATTTTTTTCTGTAATTTTATTTAATAATTTAAATACTTGTCCATAAGCATTTTCTTGTTTATTTACTACTGTTTTTTTTAATACTTCATTTATATGTATATTTAACTGTTTCTTTATTGAATTTAATTTTAAATATACAGATTCTTCTAAAAATAATTCTTTTCTATTTATTTTTAAAGATATATCTAACATTTGTTCATAAGTTAGCATTATTATATTATTATAATAATTATTTAAGCTTAATTTAATTTATCTTTCATATCATATGGACCAATATGATTTATATATAGATGGTCCCTTACGTAATTAATTATATAATCATTTGCTTTAATCATTAATTCTTCATTAACGGGTATATAATTATTTAATATATCTAAAAGTTGGCAATATATAAATCCATATATAGCATTATCCATATATTTAGATTTATTTAGTTCAGGCCATTGTTTAGGTCTAATTAATTCATATTTATCTTTATCATCCAGTTTTAATTTATCATAATTATCATATTTAAAACCAATTAATTCATTTGGAGTACTTACAATACCAAATGACCCATTTTTTTGATTTTTATCACCTTTTACATCAAATGCCCTAGCTTGGCCATCACCTTCTATTTCTTGATTAGTAATTAAATTAAAATTAGTTACATTTGCCCCCCATACATGAGCTATATGTTCTCCATATGGATGTGTTTTATTATCATTTCCAATTATTTCAAAAAATACTCTTTTAGGTTGTGATGGGTTATTATATTTATTATACAATGCCTTAGATAATTCATCAATATTATATTTTGATGCATCTGTTGCCAAAATATGTAATACATTATTATTATAATTGTTCCATTGTGATACAGCAAATCCTGTACCAATAGTTATTTCACCGTTTTTACTTGCAATAACAACTTTATTTTCATCATTCTGTTTTAACCATTCATCTAAAATTAAAAAATTTAATATTTGATTTAATAGTATATATAAAAATGGTTCCCCTAAAATAGTATTTTCATCAATTTTACCAGTTTTACCAGTTTTACCAGTTTTATCAGTTTTACCACTTATATTAAAATCAATTGCAAAAAATTTATTATTACATTCACCTTTACTTTCACCTTTACTTTCACCTTTACTTTCACCTTCACCTTCGCCTTCGCCTTTACTTTCACCTTTACTTTCACCTTCATCTTCGCCTTTACTTTCACTTTTACTTTCACTTTTACTTTCACCTTCACCTTCATCTTTACTTTCACCTTTAATTTCACCTTCACCTTCGACTTTACTTTCACCTTTAATTTCACCTTTACTTTCACCTTCATCTTCGCCTTTACTTTCCCCTTCCCCTTCACCCATTTTTTTTAATCTATTTAAAGCAAATTTATCTTTTGTACCTTTAATAGAATGAACATTAACTTTAGGTCTACTACTACCAATTAATGATTGGTCATTATTTATTTCTGATTCTAAACGTAAAATTTCTTTATTAAATAAATTTAGAGTTTCATATAATTTTAATTCTCTACGTTTATCCATAGCATTTGTAAACTGTTTATATTTTTCCATACTTTTACCAATTGCTTTTTCTACATATGGATTTATTGTTGTAGTAGTAAATTCTATAGCGCTTTTAGCTGCCAATTGGGATACTGACTGACCTTCATTTAAAGTTTGTGTTAAAGTTTTTGATAATGTATTTTGTACTTTTTTAAAAACATCTTCAAAATTTAAACTAAATATTTTTTTAGTATATACGTTAAATGGCTGTGTCCATAATTTTTTAAATTCATCTATATCATCTTTCAACTGATTTAATGTAATATATTTTTTTGTTTTAATTATATTTAATATTTCTAATAAATATTTTTTTTTTTCATTTATTTCATTTGTTTCATTTATGTCCATTATATAATTCGTAATAATTAATTAATTAATAACTATACTTATAAATAAATGAATTTATTTGAGTTATATCAAAAAAAATATGATGAATTATATGAATGCGCAATTCCTATAATTCAAAAAGATTATTTTAAATTACCAATAGAATATATTGAAAATAATGAAATTAATACTATAATTAAAACTGATTTAGAAATGCCTACTATATATAAGCATTTAGTTGGAGAATCATTATTATTAAATAAATGGTCATCTTATTATACTACAAATAAAGATTTTTTAAAAGAAACACAAAATCATATACTAAATATACCTAAAATAAATAATGATGATTCAATGATTGAAATATATAAAAAATTTAAACAGGAGACAAGTTTTATTGAAAAATACCAATATATAGGATTAAAAGCATTATCTAAATTAAATTATTCAAGTATATTTTTACATGGACTTGGTTTATATAATTTATCTGCACCATTAATATCTTTATTTTCACCAATATTAGTATTAATTGTTCCATTTATTATTTTAAGAATGAAAGGTATTCCAATAACTATATCTATTTATATTGAATTTCTTAAAAGTATTATACAAAAAAATAGTTTATATACATTATTTACTAAATTTGACCAAATTAATTTTCAACAAAAAATGTCTACTATTATAACTATTTTTTTCTATTTTTTTCAGGTTTATTCAAATATAATGTCATGTATATCTTTTTATAAAAATTTACATACTATAACAACATTTTTAGATAAATATAAAATTCATATTAAGCAAAGTGTAGATAATATGAATTTATTACAAACAAATATTATAAAATATAAAACATATAATGAATTTTATAACGAAATAGAAGTTCATAAAAATAGGTTATTAATTTTATATGGTAGATTAAATAATGTTTTTCCTTTTAAAAATACATTAGGACGCATTACTCAACTTGGATTAATTATGAATTTAAATTATGAAATATATATGAGTACAGATTTTGACAAATCATTTATGTATTCAGTTTATTTAAATCAATATATTGTTGATATAAATACATTAAAATCCCTTGTAAAAATTAAAATACATAAATGTAAATTTAGAAAAAATACAAAAATTGAAGGAATGTATTATTTACCTCATATACAAGAATCGCCCATATTAAATAATATAGATTTGTCTCAAAATATTATGATTACTGGTCCAAATGCTTCTGGTAAAACAACAATATTAAAATCATTATTAATTAATTTATTAATGAGTCAACAATTTGGTTATGGATGTTATAAAAAGGCAAATATAAAAGTGTATGATATTTTTCATTCTTATTTAAATATACCTGATACATCTGGTAGGGATAGTTTATTTCAAGCAGAAGCACGTAGATGTAAAGATATATTAACGAGTATTATTGAAAATCCTTTAAAAACTCATTGTTGTATTTTTGATGAAATATATTCTGGAACAAACCCAAATGATGCAATTATGTGTGCAACTATTTATTTGGAACAACTTAATAAATTTAAATTAAATGTAGATTATGCATTAACAACACATTATATACAACTATGTGAAGCATTTGATACAAAAATATTAAATTTAAAAATGAATGTTAATGTATTAGATGATAGTATAAAATATTTATATAAAATAGTAAATGGTATTTCATATGTTCATGGAGGTAAACAAGTATTAAAAGATTTAAATTATCCATTGGTTGAATATGATTTGTGATTATTATAAATGATAAATGCGTATAAAGAAAAATAACAAAATATTCATAGTCATATAATGAACTTTTCAGCAATATTAGATATTAGTAGTTTTTTTATAGGAATGATTATTAATCTTTTATTAATTGCACTTATTTGTTATTACTTTAAGAGAAAATATGAAAATTTAGAAGTTGCCCAAAATGAACAAGCCAAAGTATTATATCAATTATTACAACAAAATTCTAAACCAAAAGTAATGAATTTACAAGATATTTTAGGAAATGTTCCAGCAAATGTAGATATAAAATCAAGAACAAATTCATGTTCAGAATCTGATTCTAGTTCAGATTCAGATTCAAGTTCAGGATTAGAATCAGAAACAGAATTGGAATCTGAACATGAATTTGAATCAGAATTAACTTCAGTGTCTGATTCTGATAAAAAAACAAAAACAAAAACAAAATTAAATGATTCTAAAATGAAAAAAACTATAGAAAATGTAAATTCACCTCCTATGGAAGTATCATCTTTTACAGTAAAAAAAATTGTAGACCCATTAGTTATTAATGTAGATGTAGATAATTCATTAGATACAAATATTAAATTAGATACATTAAATATAGATACTGTAAATTTAGATACAGTAGATACAGTAGATAAATTAAAGGATGATGATTTGAAAGAATCATATAGTAAAATGACTATAAAACAACTAAAAGATATTCTTTCTGTAAAAGGAATTAATTCAGGAAAAATGAAAAAAAATGAAATTATTGAATTAATTGAAAAATCTTCTATAAATATAGATGAACAATCCAAATAATCTTACATTAAATTATCCAGGAATTTTAGATGATGGTAGACTTTTTACAGATTATGTATCAAGTGCATCAATGAATGACCAAATAAAAAAGAATAATAATATTACAAATAATACAAAATATAAAGATTTTTTAGTAAAAAATACAAATTTAATTATGAAAATAAATTATCAAAATATGATAAAAGAGAATCCATTATCAATAGATGCTTCTAATAGAAAAAATACATCTCCTTATATTTTTGATGGAATTAGTGATGATACTAAACCATATGGTTATGAATCATCTTTAACAAAAAATATGTATTTATCAAGAGAACAATTAAATGATAAAAAAAGAAGACCATTACAAAAAAATATATAACTTATATTACATTATAAATATAACTTATAAACACATTATATACTATACTATTATAATGTATTTAAGCATTGATGTAGGTATAAAAAATTTAGCATATATTATTTATGATACAAAAATAATTCAATGGAAAGTTATTGAATTGTGTGAAACAAATGCAAATAAAGCAAACATTATTGATTTATGTAAAAAAATGTTTGTATTATTTGAGAAAGAATTTACAAATATGCATTTTAAAGAAGTAATAATAGAAAATCAAATTGGACCAAGTGCAATAAGAATGAAATCATTACAAGGAATGATAACAATGTATTTTATTAATAAAAATTCAGATGTAGTTTATTGGAATTCAAGTAATAAATTAAAAAGATTTATTAAAAAAATAACATACAAAGAAAGAAAAAAATTAGGTATACTTGTAACTAGTTGTATTATTAATGAATTTTATATAGAACAAGAAGAATATTTTTTAAAACATAAAAAAAAGGATGATTTAGCAGATTGTTTTTTACAATTATTAGATTATTTAGTTAAAAAAGATATAATAAAAGAAAATATATTTACAAATGCGATAAATATAAAGTTATAGTAATATCTTTAATGTAATATGGAAGAAATAAATTTAGATTCATTGGATTTAAATCAATCAGTTGATTTTGGAGGAGGAATTGAATTATTGATGAATGATAAAAAAAAAGATAAAAAGGATACAAGCGGAAGTGCAAGTATTTCATTAGAAGATGAATTGAAAGAATTAGATATGAATAATAGTTTTGATAAACCTTTTGAAAAATCCGAAAAATTTGATAAATTTGAAAAATTTTCATTTAGTAAAGAAATTCCTATGGCAAAAGAAACATCACATCTTGATACAAGCTCAAGCTCAAGTACACCCAATCTTTTTAAACATATGGATAATATTAATGTAGAACAAGAAACAGTAAAAATAGAAAAAATGACAAAGGAAGAATTATTAAAAGAAAAATTCATTTATTTAAGAAAGTTAGAAGCATTAGATGCAAAAGGAGTAACATTATCTAAACGTTACTCGATGGAATCTTCATTAGATGAAATGAGAGGAGAATATGAATTTATTGTAGCAGAAAAGGAAAGAAAAAATAGTATTCAGTTTCAAGGTAAAATATTAACAACACTTATTACAGGAATTGAATTTTTAAATAGTAAATTTGACCCATTTGATATTAAATTAGATGGATGGTCAGAACAAATACATGAAAATATTGAAGATTATGATGAGATTTTTGCAGAATTACATGAAAAATATAAATCAAAAGCAAAAATGGCACCAGAATTAAAAGTATTATTTCAATTAGCAACATCAGGAATGATGATTCATATGACAAATACAATGTTTAAATCATCCATTCCAGGAATGGATGAAGTTATGAGACAAAATCCTGATTTAATGAATCAATTTACAAAAGCTGCTGTAAGTTCAATGGAAAATACTTCTCCTGGATTAGGCAGTTTTATGAATGAATTTAGAAAAGAACCAAAACAAAGAGAAAGAGAACCAATGTCTATGCCAATGTCAAATTCAAATACAAATACTCGTAATGAAATGAAAGGACCAGAAAATATAAATACAATATTATCAAGCTTAAAAAAAATAAATGTAGATAATGAAAGTACTATTAGTGCAGAAGAGATTGATATAATGAGTAATCAAGGAACATCTAGAAGAAAGAGAAGAAGTGACAAAAATACTATTTCGTTAGCAATATAAATAAATAATATTTTTAAATACAAATGTCTTTAGTATTATTAAAAACTCAAATTGAAGATATGGATAATAAAATTAAAAAATTAACGTCTGATTTAGAAAAAAAAACAATAATTATAACAAATTTAGAAAATGATTATGAAAAAATTGGTGAACAATTGCAAAATGAACGAAAATCATTTGAATTATTAAATGAAAATAAAAATTATTTGATTGAAGTACAAAGAGATACTGAAACAAATTATAAACAAATAGAATCAGCTGCAATAACATTGTTAGAAATACTTAAATCAAAAACAGATAAAATATAATATACAAATAAATATATTTATTTGATAAATAGATATAATTTATATAAAATATAATATTATATTCATAGTTACTTATTATGAATATAATTAATAAAGTTCCTTATGAATTAAAACAACGTATAATTTCATATTTACCAATATTAAATGAAAATATGAAAATAATTCATAGTATTATAAAAAATTATAAAACATATTTTATAACTGCATTAATACATGAATATGATAAATATTATGATAATCCATTTTATGATTCTATTAAAATATATATATTTGAATGGTGTTATATTAAAGATATATTATCTAGAATAGGACCATATAATCATATGGATTCAAAAACATTAATTATTAATTTATTTAAAGAATGTACTTTAAAAGAAACACAACATTTATATTTATTTATAACATTTCGATTTCATTCTCCTATTTAATATTTATTTAATATTTATTTAATTTAATTGCCTTCTTATTTTGTTTTTTCTTGTTTTTGTTTTTCCTTTTCTTTTTGTTTTTAATTTACCACCTTTATATGGGTCAATCATATAATTTCCAATTTTTTGTGTAAAAAATTTATATAACTGTTTATATTTATGTTTTATATTAATTTTTTTAGTTTTACATTCAACTTTTTTTTTTAATAAACCAATATCTTTTATATTCATTTTTGTTATACTAACCACTACAAATTTATGTTCTATACCTTTATTTAAAGGTTGGTTTATATAATCAGTATAGGTTTTGCTACAATCAGTATCATTTGTTTTATCTATATTTATATTAATTATATTACATATATCTTCACCCGTTTTATCTTTATAATCATATATTTTTTTATCAACAATTTTATAATTATCTTTTGTTGAAGAATCTCTTTGTTCTTCAGTCGTTTTAGTAAGGGCTTGTGTATATATAATATTATTAGGTTGAAAAATAATATCAACAATATTATTTTTAATCATTGATGGATTAAATGATGGTTTAAATGGATTAAATTTGATTTCTTTTATGTTATTTTTAAAATTTGCATGAATAAAATCACAATATTCAATAAGTTCTGAACTATCATTTATTTTTAAAAATTCATAAGATATATTTGTTTTATCTGTATATCTTTTTTTATATTTAAGATATTCTATTAATGTATTTTTATCAAAAAGAATATCATCATAATATTTAATTTTTTTTTCTTCAGATAGAGACAAATCCAAATCTTTTGGTCTGAACCATTTAAATTTTTCAATAGATACTTTATCTATAAGGTCTGTTACTTCTCCTTTTTTACCTATTGTGTTTGGGTCATTTATAGTTTCATATAATAGTTTACCATATTTATATTTAATTTTAACATTTTTATTTTGTTTACCAACACTCTCTGCAGATTCAATAATTGGTTCATTGTTAGTTATATTTTCTATATTAGTATGTTCTTCTTCTATAGGTTCAGGTTGAGGTTTTGAATTTTCCTCTCCTACTTTGCCTGTGAGTTTAACTATTTTTGCTTTTCTTTGTCGATAAAAATTAGTATCCTCTATAAAATTATATATTCCTCGTTCTTTACTAATTAAAGTAAAATAACCTTTTAAATCATCATATATTTCACCCTTTTCATTTTTATATTTTAATGTATATATTTTGTTTGGTCCAGTTAAAATTGTATCATCTATTTCTTTATCTACATTTTTTAATCTATAAAATATAGATAATTTTTTAACATTATCTGTCTCCTTAAGAGATTTTCTAAATTCTTTATCAATAATTTGCCTATATTTATTTTTTAATAATAAAATAAAATTTTCAAAGGCTTCTTTAGGTAAATCTTTTAAACTAATAGTCATTCCTGTCATTCCTTTAAAGATATTTAACTGAGATATCAAATCTTTATATGTAAGAGTAATTGTAGAATCTTCTACTGATTTAGTTGTGAAATCTTGACTAGATAAAAAAGAATAATATTCTTTAGCTAAAATTTCTTTTTTATCCTTTGCTAATGGTCTATTATATATTCCAGTAAATAAATTTTTTTTATCCAAATCTAAAATAAATATAATATTTTTTATTTCTAAATTTTCACTAGATGACCTACCAATTCTTAATAGTTGTTTTATATTATCATTATATGTTTTAATTAAATCTTTGATTCGATTAAATTCGAAATTTATTGATTTTTTATATTCATCCTTACTTTTAGTTGAGTATACTTTTAAATCAATATAACATACATTTTCATTCGTTTTAAAATTAACAATTGTTTGTATTTTATCGAATTTATCAATATAAAAAGGATAAAACTCTTTTTTTAAGTCACTTTTACCATTATCTGATTTTTCATGTGTTGGAAAAATAATTATAGTTTTATTTTTTGAAAATTTTTCGATATAATTTAAATTATGTTCAAATAATTTATTATAAATTATGTTATAATCTATATAGTTATTTTTAATTTTTTTTATATTTGGTTCATTTGGACCTATTGCTTTTAATGTGGATAATGTTGTATCATTAATTGGACCATTATAATCTAAAATGTTTTTAGGTTTTTTAAGTAGAGTAGGAGTAGTGGAAGGTTCAGGAAGAATTAATAAATTATCATCATTATTATACGATGTAATATCTTTCAAATAAAAATCTTTAATATCTTTTTTATCTGTTTTAGGTGATTCATTTTCAGTATCTTCTTTAGTAGCTAATCTTGGACATTCCATAAGTTCAATTGGGTATGTTGTTACATATTGTAAAATAGTAACCATTATATATTATTAAATAAAATTTTCTTTATAAAGAGACATATTTATTTGTACATCCCCTTCTTTATTTTTATTTTTTTGAGCAATTTTAAGAGTATTAATTGCATCATTTATGTCTTTACCCGTTATTAATTTAGTATCTAATTCTTTATATTTTTCAGGAATAAGACAAAATTTACTATTTTCATTAAATAAATAATCCGCAAGTAAAATAAAAATTGCTGTAAGAACTAATGATGTAAATACATCTCTGGTTCCAACCCATAATATAGCAAATACTAATATTTGTCTTCCTAATGAATATTTAATATAATTTTCCTGTGTTTTACTTAATTCAATAGAGACATATTTAGACCCAATATTCATTATTAGCATAATAACACCTGCAAAAAATTTATTATCATTCAATATTGATATTACTGAATATATACCCGTTTTAGATTTTTTTGTATTTGTAGATTTACCTTTCATATATAGTAAATCAATAAAATAATTATATTATATTTAAATAAAGTATGTCTCTTGCATTTTATGCTTCACCGATTGATTATAAAAATAATGATTTAGAAACAAAAATTAAAAGTGAAAAAAATAAAATAGATAAAAATACATTAATGACTTTACAGCAAGGTACATTAGAGGAAAGTCCAATAAATATTACAGAAATGCATAAAAATTTAAAAGAAGAAAATGATAATGAATTAAGTAATTTTTATAAAACAGAATCTGATATTAAAGTTACTCCTCAATACAAAACAAATGATTATATGATAATGAATTCAATTGAACCAAATAAATCTACATCTACAAATGCAAATAAAGATTTAATTGTAAAAATGAATAAAATACTTGAAATGTTTGAAGACCAAAAAGAAATAAAAACTACACAAAAAAATGAAGAAATAGTATTATATTGCTTTTTAGGAGTTTTTATTATTTATATTATGGATTCTTTTGTAAGCATTGGAAAATATAGTAGGTAGTCAATAGTTATTAATATTAATATTAATATTTTTGTAATATATTTAAATAACAAAAAAAACCTGGAATTTTTATTTTATTAATTAATTTAAAATTTAAATTTAAATTTAAAAAATCCAATTTAGGCTGATTTAGATATAATATATTTGTTCTTTTTTTATTTTCATAAGTAATTTTTTCTATTAAACTTTTATTATTAAATTCAATATTATAATCATAATTTGATTTAAATGATTTAGATGGTGATTCATTTACAAATTTTGATATATCCAATTTATCATAAGTTGTTATAAATAAATATCCTTTATGTACAAGCCATTTATCAATGCATTCAAAAAATAAATCTAAATCTTTATTATTAATACTAAATAATGGACAAAATATATGAGTAAATAAATTATTTTTAAAAATAGAAGGATTATAATTACCATATATAAAATCTAATTTAGGATATTTAGATTTAGACATTTTAATCATTTCTATAGAATTATCTAATCCAACAACTTTCATATTTTCAGATAATAATTGACACATATGACCTGTTTTTGAATCAAAACATAAAAAATTATTATTACTTCCAAAATAAGGTTTCATTATATTAATTTGTTCTGTATATAAAGGAATCATATCCCATAATTCATCATATATTTTAGAATAAAAATTGTCATAAATATTATCATCTATAAATGTTTTATAATTTTCATTTGTAAAACCTTCTTTACATGTATTTGTATTAGTACATTTTGTAATAATATATAACATTAATAATAAAATTAATAAATATAGAATCATTTGTATAATATAGTATTTTTTTTTAAAAATTATTTTATAATGAAAATTAATGATAGTAGAATAGTATTTACAAATACCTTTTCAAATTATAAAAAATCAACTGCTGTTAAAGAATTAGCTACAAGTATATATCATCAAAATAAAGAGGATGCTTTTTTTTGGACTGCAGAATTATTATGTAGTAATTGTATAGTTGAATTATGGGATACTTATATTGAGATTATGTGTAAATATACACATGTATATAATCCAAAAATTCCTATATATCTATATAAAAAATTTATAGAATTTAAGGAACTAACTCTTATTGTAAATAATGATATTGAATTAAGAAATAATCAAGAAATTAGAATGATATTTTTTTCTATTACTTTAATTTTTTGTTCATCTAAAAGAGAATGTATATTAGATATACCTACATTTCAATTTAATTTTGAAATGAATAAAATGTATTCCAATTTAAAAGCACCACATGTTAATTATATACAACATTTTTTTAAAGATGGTGACCCTAAAGAATATTATATTCCATTAAATGAACTTATGTATCATTTAAAAGAAACAAAAAATAAAATGGATATATTTTATTGGGTAGAATGGATAATTACATATGATACATTACTTCTTAAAAATAAAAAACAATTACAATGTGTAAAAAGAGAATTTGCTGTAAATACAAATATCATATGGATTGTATGGGAATTAATTTTATCATTTAAAGATAAACATCCAATAGATGCGTTATTAAATTTATTTAGTATAAAATATAAAACAAATAAAAAAAAGAAATGTATTTTATATTTATGTATTATGTTTATTATCACACAAAAAATAGATTATACAATACCTATTTTAGATAATATTAGTTTATTAAAATCTCTAGAAGATAATATTAATAATACATTTGAAAAAATTAAAAAAAAAGAAATAACATAATATATAAATATGCCTAGAACGATTAAAAACGAATTTTCTAATATGTATGGAAATGGCAAAAATTTAAATATAGGTAAAAATAAATCTGTAAAAGAATTATTAAATGGAATACCAAATGTAAATATTGATAATCTTAATGATATAAATAGAAATAAAAATTATGAAATGTCTAATGAAAAAAAAATAGGAAATCTTTTAGAACAAAAAGAATCATTATCTATTCCATCTGTATCTATTCCACCAAGTCCAGTTAAAATAATATATATAATTTTATTATTATTTATTATTTTATTAATTACTCTTATCTTTTTTTATAAAGATATTGTGGTACATTATTTTAATGTTATTTTTAATCAATCTCCAAAAAAATCAGAAACTACTCCATCTCCACCTGTAAATGAAACTTCTGCAAAAATTGATAATACAACTGCAAAAATTGATAATACTTCTGCAAAAGTAGAAAGTACTTCTGCAAAAATTGATGAATTAGAAAAAAAAATAGATAAATTAGCAGAGAAAGATTGTTCTAAACCTGCAATAAATAAATTAAACAATAAATTATCAGAAGTATCTTCATATAGTAAAGAACAAAATGTAACTGAAAATGGTTATTGTTACATAGGTTATGATAATGGACAAAGAGAATGCGTTGATGTATATGCAGGAGACATATGTATGAGTGGAGAAATATTTCCATCATTAGATATATGCATTAATCCAAAACTACGTCCTTAAAATTATACTTAATATAATTTTAATATTAAAGACTAGGCAAATATGGGACATTTACATCATAATAATATCCACTACTTTTAGAATCATGAATACCACTATTTGTAGGAGGTTTAATCATTAAATCTAAATTAGGACAAATTAAATTATTTTCTAATTGTTGTAATAAATCATTATTACTATAATAATAAGAACCCGAATTTGTTTTTGAAATTTGTGCAAATTGTTGTTTTTTAGATAAAGGAGACTTATTTTTTGTATATTGTAATGTTTCTGCCTTTCTTCTCATACGATATGAATCTAAACTAGTTGTATTAAAATTTAAAATAGTTCCTTTATTTCGTCCATCTCTAGTTATTATTGGTGGGTTCATTGTTCTTAATAAAGCTAATCCTGCGTAATCAATACATGAAGCATTTATAACACCCAAATTATTAACTAATATACTATGAGTTATATTTGATGTATTTGGTATAATTGTTGCCATTAAAATTATATTATATTTATTTTACTTTCTGGTTTTATAATTTCTATTTTAAATAAAGTTTCTTTAAATTCACAATTATGATTTAAAAAATAATAATGTTTAATGCAAAATAATTTTGAACATTTACAAGTAAAATGAATAATTATTTTTTTTTTACATTCATTACAACGTATCATATAATATAATATAATATTAGGTTTTAGTATTTATTATTTTTCAAATGTATTCATATGCATATGATTGCTTTTACCAACTACTATATCATCACCTTCAAATAATTCTTTTCTAATATCTTCTAGAGTTGCATTTACACCAAGATTTTTTTCTTGAGTATTCATGTTTTGAATAGAAATTAATTCTCCTTTTTCATTAATAGTTTGTGTTAATCTATTATTTGTTTCTTCTGCTTTTTTCATGTTCTCTTGAATTGCATTTAATTTAGATTCTTTTACTCTATTTTCAAATTTAATATTATTTACATCATCATTTTTTTTCTTTTCATTCATTAATTCATTTAATTCTTTTTCTAAATATTCAACCTTTCCTGTCTTATATGCATCTGGATGAAATGGTACCCATAATCCAACTGGACCAACATATACATCATGATTTGGGTCAAACTCACGAATCATTTTACATCTTAATTCTGCCTCTTTTTGTGTTGGAAATACACCTCTTACTTTTAATCCTCTTACGGACGTTTGAAAATTATTTTTTTCTCCATATTCTTCATCTAATTTAGTTTCATTTCTTTCAATAAAAAATTTATAATCATCTTCTATTGTTGTAAATAATTTATCTTTCTCAGTTGATACAAATAATTTAAATTGTTCATGTAATTCATCACAATTAATTTCATATTTATATGAAATAAAATTGATGAATTGTGTTGTTTTTTCCATTGATTTAGAAAAATTGTATTGTTTAACAAACTCTTCAAAATAAAATAATTGTTTATTTTTAATAATGTTTTCTGGTGATATAAATGATAAACATGCAAATTTTTGTTCGGCGATTGGTTTATCTTCATCAAGTAAATCAATACATTTAGACATTATTATGTTATAACATATTTATTTATATATTTTTTTTTTCTTATTATTTATATATTGATGATTAATTTAAAAGAAATCATGAAAAGAGTTATTAAATATTTAGTAGAAGGTTTAATGGTTGCTATTGCAGCATTCGCAATTCCTCAAAAATCTTTACAAATTGATGAAATTGCATTACTTGCTTTAGTTGCAGCTGCAACATTCAGTATTCTTGATACATTTATTCCTACTATGGGAACTAATGCAAGAACAGGAGCTGCTTTTGGTATTGGTGCAAACTTAGTACACTTTCCAGGTGGGTTTTAATAAATTAATAATTTAATAAATTAATTTATTAATTTGCATTTAATAATTAGTAATAATTAGTAATAATTAGTAATATTTAGTTATAAATAATTAAAGAGTTGGAATAAAATCCCAATTAAGGTCATTACATATTTTTTTCCAAATTTCATCCTGTTCTATTTTTTTTTGGTCCTTTAACATAGGAAAATAATCCAAATATTGGGTTTCTCCTAATAATTCACATAATTTATATAATGTATAATAATAATTTAAAAAATTTACTCTATCATTTGGACAATATTTAGAATAAGGTAATTGAATATCCATAAATAAATTACATAATATTTCTTCCAATTGAGGAGTCATTACTGGAGGTTTAATTCCTAATTTATCTTTTATAAATGGAATGTGCTCATAATAACGATTATATCCTAATTTTTTTAATATTTCCTTTGTTTTTTTATTAGTTAAATTAGATAATTGTATTCTTTCTTTTTTAATCTGGTTTTGTATTGTTTCTATAATACAATTTGGTATATCTGTTGATTCTTTTGCTTGAAACTGAGATAAAATTTCTCTGAAATGATTTATTCTTTTATAAGCATAAAATGATATTTCTTTAGGAGGCTCTTTATATGATGGCTTATCATTATCTACCAAATATTTATGGTTTGTAAAACAATGATTACATATAATAATACCATCATGATTTACTTTTATTAATTCACCAATATTACAATATTGACAAATTGATTTATTATATGTAAAATTTATTATATCCAATGATTCAAAATTATTTTTTTTTAAATAAGCCTTTACACTTTCATTCATTATTTCATAATTTGTCTCCTTTTCTTCTTTAACATTAAAAAAGGAATTTATTGTTTTTTTAGGAGTATTATTTTTATCTATATTTTGTTTTGTTTCAAAATAATCAAATAAATATTTTGAATTTTCTAGATAATATTTATTTTTTTCATATTGTATATCCCCTATTTTTTTTTTATAATTTTCTATTTTTTCATCTATATCTAGGGCATTTTGACTATTACTATTTTTATCCTTTATTAATTCTTCTATTTTATCAATTAATTTAGGCAAAACAATGTTTGTTTTATGATTAAAATATTTAAGTTTTTGATTATATAAAACATCTAAGGTTATGTCTGTTTTAGACGTCATTTATAATAATATAGATATTCACTTTAATATTTAATTAAAGATTATTTAAAGATTATTTTTTATTTTTTTTTCTAGGAGTATATTATAACATGGGAGGTGGACTAATGCAGCTCGTTGCTTATGGCGCACAAGATATTTATCTTACTGGTAATCCTCAGATTACTTTTTGGAAAGTTACTTACAGACGCCATACTAACTTTGCAATGGAATCCATTGAGCAAACTTTCAATGGACAAGCTGATTTTGGTCGCAGAGTAACATGCACCATCTCTCGTAATGGTGACCTTGCTTACCGTACCTATCTTCAAGTAACTCTTCCTGAAATTAACCAAACTTTTGCTGCAACTGGTGGCAGTGTATACGCAAGATGGTTAGATTTCCCTGGTCATCAAATTATTGATGATATTGAGCTTGAAATTGGTGGTCAACGCATTGACAAACAATATGGTGACTGGATGC